CGGCGCCTGTTTCCCAGCTTACATGTCCTTGTATAATGGTTGTATTTATTACGCCTGCCTGCAATGCCTTTAAGAAGTTAAAGCGAACTTCAACTTTAGGGTCTAACAACGAGCGCATAAACGCACTTGGGTTCTCTTTTGATTTTAACACCAATAAGGTGCGTATTGAATGTGAAGATTGCTCTGTATCAATACCGTATAATGAGGCAATTGATAGCATCTTTTCTTCGGTCATCTCACGGGCAGCCTTCTCAGCCTCAAATGCGCTGTCCAAACCTTCCTGTACCTTTTTATTGTGCTCTTCCTGGTCTATCAGGAAATAAACGGCAGGGTGTCCGATGTTATATTTATTTTTACAGCCTGCAAATGCATCCTGCACCTCTAACGCCGCCAATTTAGCGGGTTCAGTACTATCAACATGAAGCAATCCTTTTTTGAACTGTAAATCGTTCCTGCTATCATTTATCTGCGATAATGATAACTCATCAGGCTGGTCTTTAACCCAAATTGACTTTTGGAATGAGTGTATGTAACGCCACTCCTCTAATAATCCACTTTCAGGGTTTATAGCATGTCCGCCATTTGCCACGCCTTTGATAGCGGGATAGGGTGAACGCTTTTCGCCTGTTTTACCGTCCGTTGGTATTGCGGATGAGTTTATAGGGAATAATTCAAAGGTTTTGCGTGTACGCTTGGTCAATACCGCTGCTGGTGCTGACTTTTTTACGAAATTGGGATTGCCTGCCATATTGGTTTTTTAATAGGGGCGCAACTCTCGCCACGCCCCTAATTAATATTAAGTTGTTTTTGTTAAAATAGCATACTGTGATGCCCCGTTCACCCTTGCGCCAAAATAGCCAATGATGGTACGTACTTTCTCAGCAGTTGTGCTTGTTGGTGTTTCTGCAAACAAACCTGTTTCAGCATAATGCCATTTTTGGTTGTTCACGCCACCGGGTTTTTGATACATCACGGTAAAGCGAGGTAACATAACCTGTGATTGCGCTAAGTTATCGCCCTCTCCGCCCATTTTCTTACCACGAGGGATAAACAATGAGAAGTTTTGACGTAAACCTAAGCCTGACGAACCGAAAGTAGTCTGCTCATCAAATATGCTGTAAGGTATCAAGTTGTACTTACGACGGAAAATCTGAATAGATTTAAAGTCACGTTTGAAATCGATACCGCCACCTGTACGCCCGTTGTTATCATAAATGATAGCGCCGTTGTTGTACTCTGTAGATAGTGAGTTCTGCATATCCTGAGAAGCGTAGCTGTCTTGCAGAATGTCATACTCACCCGGTGCGCCCATGCTATCCAATGCACGGCTCATGCCTCCTAATGTTGAAGCGACGCCAAACGTGTTATAAGTTAAGTTGATACCGTTAGCCTGTACCTGTGGTATAATACCGTTGGTAGAGCTTTCGCCTGTACTTAACTGGTTGGCTTGTTTACCTTCCATAAGCAGGTATTCACGCTCATATAGCGCCATTAAGTTGTCGTTTGCTGCTTGGAAATAATCCCATGCGTAACGACCATCAAATTCAAACTCGATCTTCTCAGCTAAACCTTGGTCGGTAATATCAGCGTCCTTACGTAACTGAGTTACAAAGTTGCTGTATTTATCAACTGTTTTGATACGGGTATTGGTTTTGCCGCTACCTTCGCCAACTGCAATATAGCCCATAACCAAAAACTCATTACCTATTGCGTAAGATGCATTATCAGTTGTGTTAAACGGTGTTGCTGTTACGGTGTGAGCATTTGCAGTAGCTTTGTTAACTGCGGTAATTTCAAGTTCTACGCCCGTTTGCGCATTACGGATTTTCATGCCAACATCAGGTGAAGATACTGTTCCCGAACCCCAATAGTAACCTGCTGCTACCGTTAAGGTAATCGCTGCACCTGCTGATACTGTTTGGGTGTTTGACGAGGCGACATAATCCATGTTGCGACCGTGTTCTTCATACCATAAGAACTGTTTGTTGGTACTTTCCATCTCATTGCCTTCCAACTCTGAAACGAGCATATAGGGCAAGAAATTAAATTTTTGTAAGAACTGTTCGTAAGCGTGTACGTTTACGACGTTCAATATATTGATTAGCCCCGAACGGGTGACCTGTGGGGCACTATAACTTGCTGGGGTGGTAACTGGTATTGCCATTTTGTTTTCTTTTTAAGTGGTTTGATTAATTGTTCCTATCTCCCACCATTTGCCACGGATTTTTTGGCGCCCCCCTCTGTCCGCTTGTACCCGGCGTAAAGTTGAGGTTCTTAATATCTTCGGCTATAACTGCCTTTTTACCTGCCTCTTTCCCTGCGGTAAATGCGGATGTGACAATGTTCTTAATGTTCCGCAACTGGTGCATATCCTTTGCTATCCTTGCGGGATTAAGTTTGCCCGATTCATCTCGCCAACCCATTTCTGTAAATGTTTTAGCAGGGTCGTAGTTGCGCATTTCTGTTGACATTAATGCCCGTTCTTCTTCGGTTATCTTGTAGGGAACTTCCTCGCCCTCTACTTCAAACTTGTAATCATCAACGGTTGGCATTGTGCTGTCAACATACTGCTCCCATTCTTTACGCTGTGCTGCGAGTGCTTGCTCATCAGGTTGCGTTTCAGCGGGTGCTTGCTGTTGTATTTTAGGCAGTTCTATGGTTTCTTTTTGTTTATTTAATGCGATACGGGCATCTGAGCCATGCATAGCCAATAGGTCTAATGCTGATTCTACCGCATCGTTATGGGCGTTAGCCTTATCGATTGCCGATGTGTCGTCAGGGTCAATTTGCGCTACGTCGATACGGTCAAATGATTTTCCGTATTTAGACTTAACCTCTAAATCGATACGCTTGTCGTTCCATTCAGGATTAACCTTGCGTAAATTCCACTTGATAACGTCCATATCGGACATATTATCGTAGTTGCGCCGTTTTTCTTCAAGGTAATTGGCCAATGCATCTTCTTTGCCCGCTTGCAACTCCTCGTATATCTTACGGGATGTTTCGTTGGTAAAGGTTGGTTGTACTTCTTTAATGACCTCAACCTCTTTTATTACTTCACGAACTTGCGGCTCTGTTGGAGTTGCGGGGGTTTCTACTATTGGAGTCTCTACAACCGGCACTGATTCTACCAATGTAGTTTCGGTGCTTGCAGGGGTATTATCCACAATAGGTTGCTCTATAAGGGTTGGTGTGCCGCTTGCTACGGTCTGCCAGGGGTCATTAGTCGGTTCTGCCATTTTTTATGATTTATCAGTCCGTGCTATCCTCAATATTCGGCTTGTTTGGTAACAAATATAAATAAGCGATACAATTAATTAATTATACATTTTTATAGTATTGCTATTGCAATATTGAAAATAATGTTTTACCTTTATTTTATTGTGATACAGGTTTAGGTTGGCGAACGAGATGCGATATTGAGTTCGCCTTTTTTTAAATTATAAAATGAGTAAAAACAAACAAACGATTATAGGCAAGCAAATACAAGAGGCAAGGATAGCCAAAGGGTATAAAAATCAGGCTCAATTAGCAGTTAAGTTAAATATGTCGGTAGACACGATTGCGGGGCTTGAAAGTGGGCGTAAAAAAAGCACTTCTCTAACCATGCTGCAACTTATTGGTAAAGAGTTGGGGATAACTTTTGAGATATGACCCTATCTCAAATAAACCAGCGGCTTGATTTGTTTAAGGATTATTTGGCGTACCGACTGGATGCTAAATTTACTCAATTAGGTTTTACATATACGCCTGAATATATCGTAAAGATGTTTGTTACTCACGGTTTTTTGATAAACATGAGGGATATAGCAGTTGAATTATTATCTTTTGACCAATGGCTTGTGTTATATAACCATGTTGATTTGGCTTTGTCTACTGAAAAAATAAACATAGGCACAACGCCTTTAATGCAAAAAGTTTCTTACGGAGGCGTTAATAAGCCCTATGAGATTTTAGGTAGTTTTGATTTTTTTAAAAGTATGGATGAAATGTTGAAGCGTGAATACCCATTAACACCAAATGAATGTTATGAAAAGTAAAAGCATAGCAAAAATACTAATACCTGTTGGTAGGACTGACGAGCAAAAAGAAAACGTGCCTAATATGGGATTAAAATATACTGACCCAAATAAAAAGTCATATACAATCATAGAAAAAATGATGCCATTGGTTGACCAAATAACTAAAATTCATCTAAAAATACAGGACTTACAGGGTAAACATGTTAAAAGATTGAAATGAAAACATACAAAGAGGGTGATTACAATAAAAGTTTGGTTCATAACGCGACAAAGTATACATTTCCTTGCATCAAGCATAATGGTAAGTTGTGGAATTTGGATATGGATACTATAATGCAGTATCCTGCGTATCACAAATTCGCTGAAAAAGAAACAGATTTAACCCAAAGAGAACAAGACCACTTATTAAGGGTTGATGCAATTAGAGATGAGTATGAGAAAGAAGTTTTTGACATTCAAGAACAATTAGATAGGATGACCATTAAGTACCAAGCGTGTAGTAACATACTTGAACGACTTAGAAGCTCATTTTGGCAATATATTTTATTTAGGTTTAAGATATGAGCGAAGTTTCAATTAAAATAGCCCATGAGAAGTGGGTGTCACGGGATTGGCATAAGTCTAAGAGAAAAATATATACATTAGCATGTCAGGCAAGATTTGAATATGAATATGCCGTTTCAATACGTGAGTTAAATGATGCAAGAACTTGGAATTTTAAACGGTTTAATTGGATATGAAAAAATATTTTAAAATGGTTTTAACCCCGAAATTTAGAATTGAAAAAGTAGTAAACACATCGGGTATTACGCATTTTTATATTCAAAAATTTCATTGGTACGGATGGAGATATGAATATTAAAAACCACCAATTTGTTACAGAAGCGGGCATCAGTATAATTACTCTATTTCTGATTGCGAAGATTATATAAAATCAGAAATTGATGCGTTTAAAAATAAAGATATTAAAAGTATATACAAAGTTTACTAATATGACAATCCCTATCTTAATCGGCATCCTATACGGAATAGGAATAATTATTATTGTTTGGGGTATTTGTAAAGCGGTAGTTAGATGAACCGCCTACTCTGCTACCTACTAAACCATCAATGCGTATCATACCGATTTGCTTCGACTAAGATATGCTTACGCTGTGGGTGTAGGTGGGTTAAAATTAAAGGAATATGGAAAAGGGTACATTAACTGGCGCATACATGGAGTTTGTAAATCTAATACACAAACTCAATTTTGGTTTTGAAACGGAGATAAGCAGAGATGATGATAGGGTTGTATTTACAGTTATATTTGGCAAAATAGGTACTGATTATAAACAAAAAGGATGGGTTGTAAATAGATATTTTGGTGTAAATAATTTTGATAGCCTATATGAATTTCATAAAGATGCTTACTTGAGTTGTATAGATTTATTAAAACAATACAAGTTAGATATTGTTAACCCTACATGAACATCACCGAACTTTGGATAATTATATCCACCATAGTATTTACGTTAGCGGCTTTTAGCTATCCAAATACAGCACCATATTATTGGGGATTCAGGGGATTTGCAATTATATTAGCCATATTAGGTTGGTTTATTGTATTTACCCAATTCCTGCACTAAGCCGGTTGCCCCTGCCCCTGAGCCTCTTGAGGCGTAGCCTCCTGCTGATTATCGGGGTGCTGTTGTAATGCTGCACCTTTAGCCATAGCCTGCATTGCATCAAGCACCGTTTGTTTTTGTGCGGCATTCGTAATGTTTAACCCCGCAAAAATAAAATCTGGAATATCCGATAGTTTCGCCCCCGGTTTCTGCAATATAGTCGTAGCAATAGCCGTTTTCAAAGCACCGCTAAACTTGTAATCCTCCTGCATAGCCACACCTTGCTGTTTCTTATCTTCCAACTCCATCTTATTAGCGTGAATCATTTGCTGGGTCTGCATATCGCCTTGCTGTTTAGCCTGTGCGTTTTGGGCGTTTAACTGCCCCTGTTGCTGTATGTTCTGTTGCGCCTCCTGCGCTGCCTCTTTTTTACGGCGTTTAATTCGTGCTGCCATTAGATAGCTTGCGTATTTCAAATCTGTCTGCGCTACCCTGCGTATATCAACGGCATCATGGAACTCAATTTGTTTCTGCGCAAGAGCCTGGTTAATATCGTTATTCAAATTAGCCTGTTCCTGCTCATCCAAAACTACCTGTATCATCACATCAAATGCCATTTTACCTAAGTCATCGGTTGCCTCTAACTTCAGGTTCTCAATCTTATCAGTTCCCAAAGCACGTCCATACCCGTCATAAGATAATACGCCATACTTTTTGCCGAATACCAACATATCCCAAAGCATGATTTGCACCAATTTAGCCACCCGTTGCTTGCTGTTTAGGAACGCATCATATAGAAAATTGCTTGCCGACTGTGCTATTTGCTTAGCGTTCTGCATAACTTCTTTACCTACCGCCTGATTGCTTATCTGCCCCGAAGCAAGCTGATTATCGCCAACAATCCTGCTAAGTATGTCATAGTGCATATTCCACTGGTTCATTAGCTGATCCAGCTTTGATGAGAATGGCACATTTGCAGGTTCAATGGGCGCTTTCCTTTGCCCATCACCGTCATCTTCAATAGATTTATAGTATTGAATACCTGTTTGCTTGTAAATCTTATACAATTGGAACGGGGTCAAATCTGCCATTCCTTCACCCAAAGTTATATCGCTCATAAAAGCAATATCTACCTTAAATCCATCAGGGGCGGCGGATGCGATTATCTTCTGTTGTTGCAGATAAATTAACTGCATCATCTTAATGGACGGTATCATAGCTTCTGCCAATGGTTTATTACCTAATGCGCTATTGTCGGGCATATAGATAACGTAGGGCGAATACACCTCTGTCAAATTCTTTTCGGGCTTAACCATGTTCTTTGATAACCCCCATTCAAGCAGGTAATCGGTATCTGTTATCCAAACGCCTGTATAGGTGACCTCGTAAGCAGGGCTGTCTATATACTCCTTTTCGGGCACTTTAGCATACTTTCTATTCAGCACTTCTTTACCGAACCTGTCCTGCTCAACGGAATAAGTAATGTTATTTAGCGTTTTCAGGTAAAGTATAACGGTGCTAACCCGGAAGTTGTCATAGGGTCTTGACGGGGAGTTGGTAAAGTATTCAGACCATTCAAATGACCATGTATCGGGGTTATTATTCTTGCCCCGTTGCGATTTAGCTAATTCAAATAGTTTTTGCTCTGATACCTTGCTTGGGTACTTTTGCCTAATATCCATGATGGACATAAAATATATCTCACCCATGAATTGCCAGTCACGCCAGTCGTAATATTCGCTCGATGAGGCGATGAAGTTTTCGGGGCGGACATTACGTATCTTAACCCTTGAGTTGTTGTCTACCTCAACCACGCTTACCAAATAGCCTGCGCAAATGGTGTCCATCAGCGACCTGTCCTTTATTACGCCATCAAAGTCATTTTCATAAAAAACAATCTCGATACCGTTTTCCATCAATACTTCTTCACGTTCTTTGTAGTTGAACCCGTACTCCATATCCACCTCGTTCTCATCTTCGGGGTCGTCGTCCTTGAACTGCTCAATATTTACTCCGCTTTCATGCTGAAGTGTCGCTATGCGCTGTTTCTCCATCATTTTGAAAACGTCGTTATCCCTTGCTGTTTTCTTTTTATCCTGCGTAAATGGGTCTATGGAATTGCAAACAACTTTTTCTACACGCTGATTATACCTGTCTTTAATCCTTGCTATAAACGGCATAGCGATAGGTAACGGGTCAAAAATAAGGTTGATAACAGACATTTCACCGTCAACGTCGAGTATGTCCATATACTCATCCATTGGCTGTTTACCCATCATAAACGCCCTATTGTAATCGAACCTTTGCTTTCTTGCCGCCCTGCTTTCCCCGCTGAATGAGCCGTTATTCCAACCATCATAAGTTGCTTTCATAAACTGAAGTCCGTATTGGGCGGTTCTTTTGACATCATCCGGCTCAAGCGGATTCGGAAAAGTGGAGTTTTCTGACATGAATACAAATATAAAATATTTTTGGAATAGCAAAGGATAAATCGTAAATTGCGTCTAGCAACACGAGAATTTATGGAATTAATAAAACATCTTTACGGGTTAGCCCGTACTTTAAAGTCTATTCAGGTAGATACTGAAACAACCCAAATAAAGCTATCATCAGTCGATATAGAACTCGACTATAACGACTATAACCATATCGAACATGAACTACATGCGTCTTTGAAGACCTATGAATTTAAGTATATTGAACCAATAACTGTATATTATAAAGGTAGAGTTAAGGGATATATCCGTGTAAGTATAGACGGGATGACTTTTAATATTTATAAAAAAATTGAGGGTTATGATGTGTCAGAAGTTAAGGTTAAGAAACCTTTTAGTAGATTTTGGTAATTATGAAAGCAAAAGATATTCACTACCCATCATTAATTCGTGAAATGCAAGAGTTTGGCGCAAAGCGTTCACTTGAATTTGAAAGTCCAAAAGAGGCTAAGAAAGCATTTGAAAAATTAAAAGATGGACTTAATAACAAAATAGAATGGAAAACGCCATCGCCTAATGCTTATGATGGTTCAACAATTAGCCGATTTGACTTTGAAGTGCCAATAATGTTTAACCCAAACCTTACTCACATTTCAGGGTTTGACTTTTCAAAATCGGGCTATCGGATGGGATACGACCCATACCAACCATATACAGAACCATCAAAATATAAAGTTATTCGTTTGCCACGTAAGGTTAAAAAACAACTTAAAAAGTTTTGGAAAGGTAAAATGGTTAAATCAAAGTTACCTTTCTATTTGGGTATATCAAAGGTTAGTCAGTATTATTATTGTAAGGTTAAGGAGGAAAAATAGTATGATAAAAATAAACTTAAATGACGAAACAATAGCCCTCCTGCAACGCATGGGTAGTGTCGTAAATGCAGAAGATGGTAAAACTTATTACTTTCTGCCTTTTTGGTTTGAGTGTGATAATGAAAGTGAAAATTCATTTATTATACACCATTTGAATAGGCTGCCAAAGCCGTTAGTTGATAAGATAATTAAAGATAGGGAGATATGAGCGCAGCCGCAATAATGTGTTTAATGGATTCAGTTAAATATAAAAAACCAAATTCAGAACCAATTCGGGGCGGAATGGTAATATTTGGCATGAATACCCCACGCACATTAATTGAGAAAAGTACTGAAATTGTATTTAAATGGGTCGACTATAACGATGGTCTATTTTATGTCGGAAAACAACTTCGTATAATTGATGGTCAAGAATATGTTTATACCATACAACTATCAATATACGATTATGAATACACAAAGGGCAATTATGTAGTAATTGGTGATGAAATGGGAAGATACTGAAGACCAGTGAAATTCCGACATATGTGAAAATAGGACTTGGTGTAAATTAGGACTGCACGCAGAAAGAGCATAAAACAGAATTACAGCCGCATTCGGTACTGATAGGGTCTAAGGTCCTTTGCTTTTTAAACCGTCCAAGTCCTTTTCGCCCGTACATTCCTTAACTTCATAAACTGCTTAACCTTTTCGGGTGCGGTATTATTCCGTACGTTCTCAAACCCGCCAATTAGCGCCATACCAAAAGCGATCACGTCATCATAAGCCGTACGGTCATCCGTAGTGTATACTTTCAACTGCTGCACCAATTCCAAATAGTACAGCTTATGCCAATGGTTTTTTAGGTATTCATGGATAACCTGAGTGTGCTTTTGCAGGGCGTAAGGGTCTTTAGATGGCGTGCCATACTTTACAGCCACCCTTTTTCGCTGCGGGTCAACGGTAATAGCAGGTCGCCACATAACATAGTTCTTAAAACCGTTTTGGAGGAATGTTTCGTAGTAGTCGTCCACATCACTTTCATAGTTAGCCTTGCATCCGTAGTATTGGCACATCAGCATCACATTCTTAT